TCCCCTGCGTGCAGCATATAGAGACCATCCCCGCCGGTCGTGAATCCGCCAGTTTGACGGCTACCCTTGATTACCTTTCGGATACCTCGGACGGCCTCGGAAATTCCGAGCGTGGCAACGGCGAGACGGCGCCTGCCCTTTTCTGTTTCTGGTCGGAATATCTTACCGGGGCTAAACACTTCGCGGATCTTCTTCAGCGCGCCAACAAACCACCGCGCCAAGCCCTTTGCGAATGCCAGCGGAAGCCGAACAACAAACGCCGAAACAATACGCGGCAGCGCCCTGATCACGCCCTCGATTAAAAACGGGATATTTCGCGCCAGTATTTCAGGCAGTGTGGCCAATAGCTCGGGTATAACCCTCACCAAGCCCTTGACGATGTTTCGGAAGAATTGCCGAAACTCGTTAGCAATCTGCTTCGGGTTCTTTGCTCCTAAGTCCGCGACGGCTGACACGATACCACCGGCCGGCCCCAAAGCCTTTGCCAGTGCCGTGCTGGGGCTGTTCAATGATGCCAAAAACGATTGGGACAGCTTGATAATGTTCGCTATGAATTCACCTCTTAGCTGTTCTATTTCTTGCGATAATGAATCAAGCTCTGCTAGCGTTTGCTCAGTTTCAATCTGCCGCTGTGCGTTCAGTGCGTCCCGTAGCCCCTCGATCGCTTTCCGTGCTTCCGGCGTCGTCCCCGTCTTGGCCGTTATGGCGATCAATGCCTCCAATTGTTGGGCCATGATCTGGGATTGGCTGCGGGTGTCTGGGATCAGTGCGTTTGCGGCGTCGATCTGTTGTTGAAGCAGATCCGCCAATTTTTGTGTGCTCTGGTCCTCTTGTCCTTGGTCGCTGCTGCGCCGACCTCTGCCGTCAGCACTAACGTCTTCACCTTGGCCCCCACCAGTGCCCGCAGTTGCGGCGTTAAAGGCGGCCATACCTTGCTCAAAACCAACGCGGATAGCCTGCTGGCTAAAAATGTCGCCGATCGCGTCTTTCGTTTGCCTGGCGTTAACCTGCGCGGATTCCGTCAACCGTTTGAAGCTTTCCCCGGCCTTGTCTGCTGCTTGGCCGAACTTCCGATCCATAATCAGATCGATCACGCTTCCAAAATTGATAAGCTCTGCCACAACGTCGCCGATCATTTGTGTAAAGCCGCCAACAAAGCTCCGCGCGGTGTCCATGGAAAATTTAAACGCGGAGGTAAGCCCGATCAGCAATGCACCAAAGGCTTTCACGACTGTAGACGCCCCACCCGGACCGCTGCCGAATGCAGATAGAAAGGCCTCCTTTGCTCGATCCGTTGTCATCGAGAATTGGGCAAGTTCCCTACTCAGGTTCTTTGCCGCCTTGACCGCATCCGGTCCCACATTGACGCCAAAACGCTCGGCTTGATTAACGAATTCCTCTAACTCGGTGCCGCCAACCGCTTGCATAATATTGGCACCAGCGCCGCCGAACAGGATGGTAGAAAGCGCGGCCCGCTCTGCGCTATTTTCCACCCCTTGCAGCTTTGCGATCGACTCTGAGAGAACATCGTCGGCCGATCTCAAATTACCGTTCGCATCTGTGACGGCGATCCCTAACCGCTCGAACGCCACCAACGCCTCACCCGTGCCGCGCTTCGCTTCGTCCATTCGTTTGGGCAGATCCACCAGACCACCGGTTAGCGCATCCAATTCTAAGCCTGCACCCTCTGCGGCCAGCTTTAGCCCCGCTATGGTTTTCGCCGTGAGCCCTGTTTGTGTCGCAGCGGCTACCAGTACGCTTCGCGCATCCGCGACGCTTTTGACAAGTGCGCCAACTGCAGCAGCGCCAGCAAGCGCGGCGGCGCCAAATTTCATGAGCGTATCACGACTAATTTGCAGTCTGTTAGACAGTCCTTGCGTATTATCCGCCGCGTTTTCGGCCTCATTAGCCACCTCGCGGATCTGTGGGCTGGCTTGATCGTCTATCTGCAGAACCGCTCTAACTACATTCGACACGTTTACCCCTTCAGTATGACCGCCGGAAACACCGGAAGCCCTTTAGTAGCCAGAGATTCGATCGCCCGTTCCTGCATTCGCTCACGGGCCTGCCACGTCTGCACGCACAGCCCAAGGTGATACGGATCAAGCTCTAAAACCTCATGGGGCCACTTACCGAACATCCGCCCCACTTCCCCCAGAACGATCAACGTCTGCGGATCGAAAGGAGGCGAGCCGCTTGGCTGCTTCCTCCTGATCGGTCGATAGCTCCATAATGCGCGAAAACAAAACGTCCGTTACCCCAGCAGGCAGCGACCCGACCCACAAAACGCCCTTATCCGGGTCTTCCTTGGCCTTTTCAATGCTAAGGCTGAGGTCATCCCAGTTACCATCGGGATCGCCAACAGCGACCACGCCAGCGCACACCGTGGCTTCCTGTAGGCTTGCAAGATCGGCCGCCTGCTTTGGGTTGATCCGATTTAGCGCGGCTTCGATGTCTTGGCCGTCTCCAGCTTGCTCCGGTGTCGCCATTGCAAGCGCGGCAAAGCCCACGCGCGCAAGGTCTGCCGAACAGATACGGCGGACACGCCAAAAGAGGCCGGCCGCTTCTATTTCGTCCGTTGATGCTTCTTGAATTGCTTTAATTATGCTCATGGCTTCCCCTCCGGTGAGCGTGTTTAGTTGCCAGTCGCGCTGGCCGTGCTGTTAACTGTTGTGATCTTGCAGCCCTCGTCTGTGCCGTCTGATTGACCGATCAGCGTGATTGACTGGCGGATGACGTTTGCGTCAGTAACTGGATCGGAGACCGCAGACAGGTAGGCATTGTGGACGGCGATCGTCATTTCTTCCACGCCGTTGCTGAAGATGATCGACGCATCGCTTACAGCATCGCTGATAAAGTCGGCCATTAGTTGATCTTCAACTTCGATCGTTGCCGTCAGTTCAACGCTTTGGAAGTCAGAGCGCAATGGCTTTGCCGTTACCTTGCTGCCAAGGTGCTGACGCACTGCCAGCGCGTTGTTGATTGTCAGCGACATATCGATCAGCTTGTACGTTGCCGAGTTCCACTGAAGATCCCCAGCGTGGTGGTGTAGGATCGGACGGTCTGCCGCGTTGAAACTGGCGGTTGTGCTGCTGCCCCGTGCGGCACTGGTCTCGGCGATGATCGTTGGCTCGATCGTCATGACCTCGCCAGCAGAGACCGAGAACACGCATTGAGAAATGCGGCAGCCCTCGAACACTTCCGATGTACCCGTGCCGCGCGCGTTCTCAATGGTCAGACCTGTGGGCACGTCATCGGCAAAGGTATAGGCGTGAGTGTGCAGCCCACTGGATGGTGTGTCTGCCGACGTGCTGGACGCGCCGAACACGTGCTTTAAAATCATGCCCGCCGCGTTGTAGTCTCCTTCAATCACGAAAGCCCCACCGGCATTGTCGGCCTGTACGTAAAAATTGCGCCGCATGGCACCCGCAGCGCCCACGCGAAGCGATGGCCGGGGCACCTTCTCGATGGTCCGAAGCAGGTTGCTGCTGATTAACGGCCTAAAATTGGTACGCGATACCGCTGTTCCGTATGTTGACTCCTCACCGAGGCCAACAAACGCGCCCCGCCCACTGTAGATCGACGCCATTTCGGCCCCCTTGGTTTATGGTTCAACCGGATCCTGAATCCGAATAGTGCAAAAGAATTCGAGCTTTCGCCCTTCTGTCAGTTCGACATTCAAGCGCGCCAGCATGGTGGTGCCGCTGGATCCGGCTTTGATCGTCGTCCGTACAAAGCCGGTCCCGCTCATGCGGATCGCCGTTAGATCCTCGCTGCTGTTTTGTGCGCTGCCGCCGTCGCTTAGGGCATAGGTCACATTGTGGATCTCTTCCAGTGCGCGGCTATCGTTAAACGGTTGGCGCCGTGTCACCAGTACACCCGACAGATCCCACCATAGGTGGATCTCTTCGCCGGATGCTTTGAAAATCTCGTTTCGGGGGTTCACCGCTCCCGGCGCCTCTGGTCGGCACGTGATCATCCGTTGCGAGCCGGATCCGGGTATGCCCACGACGATAGTACCCGTTTTCGGGTTGCTCACCGTGAACGTGGTTTCAGCGTTCGCCGCGTTTGCATTGCCCCAGTAGATCCACCCCACAACACCGGCCACGGCTGCAGCTTGGCCGCCGATGTCCGTGAGATCCATGTTGTCGATCTCGATGGTTCCCACGCGGTTCGTAGCGTTGAAGCTTTCCAAGTCGTACGTCTCAAGCGTTACGCCGTCCGAGCTTGTGATCCGTATGTCGTCGCCATCCGTCTGGACGTGGTCCCAGAACTCTGGCCAGTCGCTCGGAATCGTGATCTGTACGTCGTTGGCCGTGGCGCTGCTGCTGTGGTTATCCACAACAAACGGGGCGCGATATGCGAAAGACGAATCAAGCCAACTCATGCCGCTGCCACCTCTGTGTAAGTCATTGTAGCAATGAGAACCGCCAGCGCCAGTCCGGGTCGCTCATGTGCTTGGCCATCGAAAGCCGACGCGCGGATCTCTACGTCTCGAATCAGACCACCGAACGATCGATCGGTCTCAATGGCTCGCATGATGTCATCCATAAGATCACAGCCCTCAAGCAATGCCTGCCCCGCTGCCGATGTCGTGACAGGCGTCCACGCTTCGATCTGTACTTGCATCGTTCGATCGTATCGCCTCAGCGCCGTGGTGCCCGCGCTCTGTGCTGT